GTAGTTTTTTGTGCCTGGAAGTGTTGACGTTGAAGAAATGCTTGTTAAATCGTTCGTTGGTAGCAATTACATAGAACTCTTGTAGCTCTCTGCTGCCTTCTACTGCCGAGCCCCAACGAATCATGAGAAACGGACTGAACTTTTTGCGCTCTTCGTCTGTGAGATCGTCATAGAATCGTCGATTTTTGAGATCGAACTGTCGCATTTCATTGCCAATGTTTAGTTTATCACTCATGTGTTTTGCTTAGTTGGTAAATTATTATAACACGATCCAGGGCATCTTGCAAAGCAGGGTTGGAAGCTGCGGCACGCCGGATCTGGCCCCACATCTTGGCGTCCATGATATGCTCGGTCATGGGTCTGCCATCTGAAGTACGATGATCATAGCCCACTACTTCACGTTCGGTAGCGCCCGACTCACGTCTAAACACTGTGTCTCCCACACGTTCGTAAACATAAGTTGCGCCAGGATTAAGACTGCCCATCTTCATATCCCCAGGCTTTAAGTGTCCAACGCATGAAACGTTCTATACTTTCTCGATCATCAGGATAGCTTTCTAAATAAATTGCTGTCATGCGTCGCAGATGTTCAACCATTTGACTTTCTGTAATCATTACCAGGCCTTGTTGTAATCAATAATTTCGCAGTTACGACTGATGTCTTTGACAAAGTACACACAGTCAGGACATTCTTCATCGCCCAGTGGCACGGCCAACAACTGTCCATTCTTGAGCTTGGGCGCATACCAGGACACTTCGTGATACACATCTAAGATCTCAATGTTGGGAAAGCTGGGCCTGAAACTTGTCAGCGGGTTGAACTGAAACACTTTGAATCCGCGATCGTTGATCGACGTCAACGGTAGTACTTCTAAGTCTCCCACATCAGGTTCGCCAATTAAAATTTGCCAATCCATGGGCATTTTAATAGTATGCTCACCTATACGTAGCACCAAGGCAGGCGAGTTAAAGCTTTCTAGAAATATCAACGGAATAAAATGATAGTCAGGATCTGCAGGATTGGAATTATCTAAGATGGCAAACCGCATGTCATCAATTTCTTCAGGCAGATGATCTAGGTCGTAGTGACTGTTGTCTAGTGTGAGGATCCGAATTTTTTTCTCCGTCATAAATAAAAATGTCAATCGCGATCTTGCAGGATCCATTGACTCTAACAGTTTACAAGGAACTATCAGCCATGTATTTACAAAACAAATATACTAAATGTTATTATAGCATCATTAATCGTGCAAAGTCAAGAGATTTGCCAAAAGAAACTTATACAGAAAAACATCACATTATCCCAAAAAGTCTAGGTGGGGCAAATGATCAAAATAATCTAATAAGACTTACTGCAAAAGAACATCGCCTTGTTCATATTTTATTACCTCGGATGACCATTGATCCTGCTCATACAAAAAGTATGTGGTATGCACTGTGGATGATGTTAAGAACAAAAAATGTTGCCCAACAAAGAAAAATATCCAAAGGAAGTGCTTTCAATCTTGCCAAGATAGAAGTGGCAAAAAACTCATCACAATTGCACAAAGGTAAAACTATATCCAAAGAGACAAGAGAAAAACTGTCTAAATCTTGCGCAGGCAGGCTGTCAGCTTTTAAAGGAAAAACACATTCTGCCGAAGCAAAACAAAAATTGTCAGCAGCACATAAAGGTAAAATTACTTCTCCCGAAACAGTTGCTAAAATTTTAGAATCACGCAAGCACTATCGACATTCAGAAGAAACAAAACAAAAGATATCTGCTGGTAACAAAGGAAAAACAACCACGCACACTGTTGAATCGAGACAAAAAATGTCTGACGCTAAAAAAGGGAAGACGCCAACTTGGTTAGTAGGTAAGCCTGCACACAACCGAGGAGTTGCACATTCCGCAGAAACAGTTGCTAAACTACAAGGACCAAAGCCTAAATTTAAGTGCCCGCATTGCGTTAGTATAGTTGGGGGACAGTCAAATTACAATCGCTGGCATGGTGATAACTGCAAAAAACTTATGCTATTTTCATCCATTCCAACTTCTCCTGTGTGAAGTTGTATTTAGCTTCTTTGTAGAACTGTTTTCGTTTGGTCAAATGACGTTTGGCAAACTTGCAGGTACTGGTAATGTCCCAAATTTGAACATGATCCTTGTCCTCTGCTTTTCTTATGCCGCGGCCAATGCTTTGGATAACACGGACAAAACTTTTTCCAGGTTCAATAAGAACCAGATTAAAAATCCTAGGGATGTTAATGCCCACAGCGGCAACACCATAGGTAGCCACAATAATCTTATCAACGCTGTCCGCAACTTTGTCATATTCTTCTTGTCTTTTTGTTCCTTTTGTTGCGCCTGATACAAACACAGCACGATCGCCTAGGCGTTCTAATAATGCGTGGCCCGCCGCAACTCTGTCAACCAACACCAACGTATTTCCAGTTTCGTTTACCTTGCGTATAAGTTCAGCCATGGTGTCTAGTCGACCCGACTCTTCCAGCAAGTATTTAAGCTCGCTTTGATACTCTTTGTACTCCACATGATCTACCAGTTGCACAATATTCACGTGACAGTTAGCCAAAACACCTTGCTGTTGCAGTTCGTTGGCACTCAAGCGACCAACTACAGGACCGAGTCCTACCAACAATGCTTGACTTTCAAACTTCTCTTTGGGAATAGTTCCGGTCAAACCCCAGCGAATTGGCACTCTAGCCATTACACCGGTCAGCAGAGTTTTCAGTGCATCTGCTTTGGCCATGTGTACTTCGTCTACAATAACACATACAACGCCTTCAAGGAACTCACCAATGGTACAGTCGCCTACCCCTGCCTTGGTATTCTTTAACAAGATATTCAAACTCTGCCAGGTGCAAATAGTGTGAGTGCGGCCGTATTCTTTTCTGTCGCCAAAGTAAACACCCACATCCTGTTCCATGTTGATGTAATCTTTTTCTGTTTGTGTTACTAGACTCTTGTTGGGCACAATCACAATGCTTCGCCCATAAGGTGCAACTGCATTGCTCAGGGCTGCTGTCATGATTGTTTTACCTGCACCTGTTGCTACTTCTTGCAGGCATTGCGGGTTGGTTAGAAAGTTGTTTACGATTTCAACTTGGTAGTCCCGCATCATGATGGGTTCACCTGCGGCCGGGTGACCTTTAGGCCATTTAACATGTGCAAACGAATCCTCACGCACTTGTTCAAAGTTAAAAGTGTTTGAATAGTCGCGTTGGTCATCCAGTTCAATATCATAATCAAACTTTTCAAGGATGGGAATGATTTCAGGTAGCAAGTTTGTGTAGGTACTGCCCCCTAGTTGGAAGTATGCTATCTTGCCGTCCCACCTTCCTAAACGCACCGCTGGCATGTAACGTGCGGCAGGGTTTTCGTATTTGAACTCTGTGACCAGGCGCTTGCGCATGTCAAGATCCAGGCCTTCTATTTTGATGTTGACTTCATCACGTATTATGATTGTTGCTGTTTTCATTGTTGCATGTCAAGCCAAGCTTGATAAAAATTTTTACTATGTTCAGGTAGATCTACTTTGAGTAAATCTTCCAACGATTTGATTAATTTACCTGACACAATATCTTCTAGTTGAATCAACTTGGCAGTATGTTTTTGTACCATTGCTGAATAATGAATTAGAATTTCTGCGTAGTCTTCAATGGATTTAGCACCGCAAACTTTTTGCATTTCTTCCCAGACATGTGGCCTGTGGCACCGCTTGAATCTTTCGGCAGCCCACACAGCCACATCTCGATCAACCACAGTGATTGAAATAAAATCATGTTGTTGTGCAACATGAAAATTCAAATCGTGGCTGGGAACACTGCGGTAGTGTTTAGAAATTTCTAGCAAGTAAATTATTTTTTCCTGATCGTTGTCAAACAAATGCGGTTTCTTTAACTTTGCTCGCTGGGTATCATGTATTACTGTGCAGAACTCGGAGTTCAATGTTGCATCCAATGGATCAATCAGGGCAGTAACTAGGTCGCCGCAAGTGCCACCGGTATAACATACAATTTTTAAACTACTGGGGTCCACGGGTTACCTTTATACACAAACCAAAACTTCAAATTGCCATTTGTGGTATCTGGATTCTCAAATGCATCATAGTTTCCAAGACCGTCTTTGACTTTTGTAGGAAAGGCTATGTCCGACCACGACAATGTTAATCCTATATTGCTGAGACTTTTTGCCCAGGATTCAAAATACTCAACGCTGTCTACAACCAACCGATTGTACTGTATCTGTGTGTCTCGAAAACTGTAAAAGACTCTGGCATTGTCATTCAACACTGATGTGTAATTGATCAAATGCTGTGTTAGTCCTTCCAGTGATACCCAGTGGTCTGCACGATTATTTACTACTGCAAAATTATCATACTTGTATTGTACACTAGATGCCAACTGTTGTCTATCGCTGACCACAATAACATCTTGGTAAAACTGCGACACTAAAGGAAACATCTCAATGGAGTCAATCTCTGGCCAAATGTCTTTGAGATAATATCCGGCACTGCAAAAAAATGCAGTGGCCCCGGGCTGGCAGTTTTTTAAAATCAATGCATCGTATTGATCAATTACTTTTTCACGGCGCTTTCTGTTCCAAAGCCAGTACTGATGTTTGAGTCTCCCGGCTCTGTATTTAATATACTGAGTTTTGAAATCAGTCTTGTGCTCGTCAATGTATATTTGTTCTACTAATTTCATACAAGTTCAATATAGTACATTCTGTCGGGTACTACCCAGGTAAACCAATCGCCGCTGTCCAACACATCCAAACTCATGTCAACAACTCTGGCCCCAGGTAACCCTTTTTTTAACCATTGGGTTATGGCCAGCGGAAAATGTTGATCCAATTCAGTGTCCCGATAGCTGTTGTCGATATTGATGTAGTGCCTATTCAAGCACAGATACATTCTAGGGCATTGTGCCAGCAGTGCTAATGTTGCTTCTATCAGGGCATTGCATGGTAACCGACTGAATTTTTGATCAGTAACAATAACAATGTCAGCCTGCGTTGGAGACTCAACAGATGTCAACTGATGCAGTATGTCAGTGTCTTTGACAATGTACGGTCGACTAAAATCATTGAGTCGAACAAAATCTTCTATTTGTTTTTCTCTTCGTAGGCACACCGGCTGTTTATAATAGTTTCTCTGAATCTTGCCCCAAACCCTGGCCCATTTATATAAATTTTGGGGGGCAATTACGTCGACAGTTTTATCTAAAATGAACTGATGCATCAATGTATTATATACTCAAGCTGTTGACAAGTCAAAAAAGCAGGTACCTTTTTTAAGGGTACCTGCTATAAAGCCCAGGGCCGGAGCCAACCGTTTGTATGCCCTAGGGGAACCTCAAAACTCAAGCGCCGTAATATT